AGAGATGACGTCCTTGTCGGCCTCAAGCATACTCCATATGCTGTCAGAGGAAAACGCTATATCTGAGTCTATAAAAAGCATATGCGACATCTCGCTTTGTAAAAAAGAGGCAGTACATAAGTTCCTACCTTGTGTCACTAAAGATGATTTTATCATTTCAAACATAACTTTTATACCTTTTTCCATACAAGCTTTTTGAAACTCTAATAAACTTTGTGTGTAGTGAATTGAAACATCCGAATGCACTGGTGTTGCTACATAGATACCTAATTCTCTTTCTTTATTTAACCATAAGGGCTTACTTGAATCTGGCATTTAAGGCTCCTTCTAAAAATGAAGTCCACTCAAACGCTCTTTTATCCCAATTGTAAAAACGCTTAACGTAGTCTTGTTGAACTAAAAGATGTTCGTGAATGTAGTCTTCGTGTAAATGATTAACCGCATTTTTAATAGCGTAAGCAAAGTTCTCTGCTAATTTCTTATAGTTATCAGTGTAGTTAACATAAATAGGGAACTCAGCACAGGTCTCATACAAAGCACCGTAGTTTGTCGTAACACAATACAGTCCAGCAGCCATTGCTTCAAGGGCCGAGATACATGAGGTTTCTTCCCAGATACTGGGATATGCAAACATGTGGTAGTCCTTCATCTTAGTTAAGATAAAGTCATTAGACTGATAGCCGATATAATTAACATTAGGCAACTCTCTTGCTTGATCAAAGAGTTCTTGCCAATCAGAGTTGTTGTCTTTAGCAAACTTATCACCGTATAGTTCGCAATTGCTGTAAACGTCTAATACTATATTCTCATCCTGTAGATGTTGCATGGCTAGCAACAGTACATTTAGCCCACGCCAGGGTGTGGGTTGAAAGACTAACCTAACGGTATCGCCTTGTTTGTATTGTTTTCTTTCTGGAAAATTAGTAACCCCATTTTTAATGACATGGCATTTATTAGTAGGCACGTCATACATCATCCTAAATTTCTCGTAGTTCCAATGAGAGTTAAAGACATACCAGTCGTACTTGCCGTGGTTAGACTTGTCTTCAAAAAAAGGTCTTATGTTGGGTTGGTCGTAACTGTTCTTCTGCCACAAGATGTTTATCTTGTTTTCATCAATAGGGACTTTGCCTGGTATTGAAGTGCATATTTGAAAGTGACTAAGTAAATCTAAGTCGACTCGTGCTTGTAAAAAACGGTGTTGTAGTTCAGTTCCGCCTTTTGGCTCACTCATTCGTATCGCCGTGAAGGTCAAGTTGAGGAACAATGATAATTACATCACGTTGAATATCCTCTTCTTTAGTTTCAGTACCTGAACTTGATACATCGGCTTGAGCTAACTCTTCCGACTCGTACACCACGCCAGTTTTGTTATTAGTTATCTTTGTTTTTGCTTCACAATCTATAGTAATAGTCATGGCTGTATTCTAACCATTTTCTTGCGATCTGTCTAATTGAGCGTAAGAAATAATTCCTGATATTTTAGCACCTGTTTCTGCTGTCATTTTAAGAATATCACCTTCTTCCAATACCAGCGTGTTCGTTATAATATCAACCGTGCTGACTGCTGCAATATCTTGATTACCAATCGTATGCGTAGCTGTTGCTGACGTATCGGTTACTTGAGTTGTCAAAGTTACCGCACTGCTGTGTATATTAACAGCCTGTATTTGTTTAATTAAAAGTCTTGCGTTACCGGGTGCGGTTAATACCGAAGTAGCCGCAGTGTTAGCTAAGGTAAACCCTTGATTTTTATATTGTATTGTCATGATATAAACCAGTTAAATGTATCTTGTTCGTTTTTAAAATCCGTCTGAAACGAAAAGTTAAGTTGATTCTTTATAGTATTTAAAGACTCCAACAACTGTCTTTGATTAGAGACATCATATTCTTGTTTTGGCTCTGGTATAGTTACGGTTATTTTAGCCATTATCTTTTCCCATCGGGTTGTACATCTGCTCTAAATGAACCGAATCTCCAATTTTCATCCACGTCCTTGTTCTCTATTTTTAATGAAGCAAATCTACCACGCACTCGGGTGTCTACTTTTTTAGTTGACGAGGTGACCGTGAAAGGACCTAACAGTGAACTGGCTTCAGTATCTGCTGGAAAGTCTTTTAACTTTATAGTCACTGTAGCGTTGCCAGCTAGTATTTTAAAGTCAGGTATAAACCTTCTTATCTTAATAAAGCTTTCACCTTGCCCACCTCCGGAATCAAAACTAAAGTCGCCCGACTCAATAAACGCATCGATACTGGCTGTAGCATTTCCGTTTTGATCTGCTTCATTTACTCCTTTTTCGTGCTCGAACAAAGTACTTGCACCGAGAGCCGAGGTCGCTCCTTGAATAGTTGGAAACGTAGGTACTCCAGTTGTTGCAAATTCTGACGCAAGAGGGTTATCAAATAAATACTTGTCTATGTAAGTAGTTCTTGCTAATGAGCTAGTTGTCCACGAACCTTCTCGATAATTTAAAGTAACGCATCTATCAATAACAGAAGAACTTGCTTTTGCATAAAACCAATTTATTTCAGTAAACAGTGAATTATAATTACAATAAACCAATTCACCTGTATCGTAATTTATACCTAAATCGTCAGAATCAACATCGGTAAATACAAAATCCTCAACTGTACAAGGTAGTCTTTTAACCGTACCGTCAAAAACAAAGAAACCACCGGACTCACCCATCCAGTAAACTGCACCATCAACGTAGACTACTGCATGCTGTCCAATCAAACCACAGTTAGATCCTACTTGTTGTATGTTAAAAGTAAACGGAGGTCCTACAAACTGCATCGTATAAGCAGAAGTATCGGTTAATATAAAAATATAATCTTTTGCTCGTAACCCGCCTACGATAGCGTTACCAGAATCTAACCTAAAAGTACCTGCTGTATTTGTAGATACAGGCGTATAATCGGCACGGTCTTCTTGATCGCTAAAACGAATAAACATTTTATCTTGTGTTGAATTACTACCAATAGTTGTCTCCGTACCTAGGTGAATTAAATGCCTGTCTCGACCTGAAACTAGCGACATCACACTTGTAGTTGGGTTTGTTGCAGAGACTGTCGCTCTAGTAGTTAAGCCACTAGAAGGGCTCCATTCAAATGTTTTCCCGTTTTTTAAAGTAGCTACTAAAATTGTACCAAAGTTATCCAATGACCAGTTAGCAGGTACCAGCGTCACATCCGTAGTTGATGCTGCATTTCCCCAAGCAACAAAATTAGTTGCGTCAGTTACGACTGCTTCATCAGCATGGGCTGTTCTCGTTGAACCTAAAGCTCCTCTTACAGCACCTGTTAAACCTTGACCTGATATACCTGTGTAAGTAATTAATTCGGACCCGACTAAAATATGCCCTGCTGCAGAAAACCCAGAAGCTGATGTAAGAGTTACAGTTGTTCCAGAATCGCCTGTTCCAGCAGCTGTGTCAGCTAACAATCCATTTAAATCGTTTTTAGTTAAAGATATAGTTTCACCACCCCATTGAGCTACACCAAAACCATAACCTGGAATAGCTATTGCCGGCCCAGGTTTTATATAAGGGTTTATAGTACAACCTGTAGCACCTGTTACACCAGAACCCGACTCAACCTTACTCATAGTTACGGTAAAAGAATCGGTGGCTCTTGTTACAATTTCAAATGTATTAGTTGTAAAGTCCGCTGCAACAAAACCCGTACCGCTTCCCGGAATAGTCATACCACTAAAAGTAAATAAATCTCCTGCTGATAAATTGTGCCCTACTTTATTGACCGTCAGTGTCGCTGAGGCCTGCACTGTTGTTAAAGTACAACTAGCAACAGCTGCTTGTAAAGGCGTTACATCGTAGTAAGCTCCACCATAATAGATAACAATTAGCTTGTTAGTAGCAATCGCTAAATATTTACTACCATCTAAATCAGTCCAATTATGTAAATCTCTTGCCACACCCGCTAGTGTATTAGCAGTTAGTTTTTGCCACCCACCTATCTTTTCAGGCTCCCCGTATCTAAAACGTACAAAGTCACCATCCGTCCATGTGCTTTCCGCAGATGACTGGGTTAGTTGTTTATTAAAACCTGGTTTAAATGGTATTCGTATTAATGCCATTTATCTATGTCCCCTGTAGTAAATATTCTTTTGTGTGCGTATATTTTATTATCTATTTTAATTTTTACTTTGTTATTTTTAAAGAACCCAATTTGTATAGACCACACATCTTCTTCACATGTTATCTTGTGGTAAGTATCTTTACTTACATAGTTGAACCACTTTCTTTTTTTTAAAATAATATTACCGTCATTGTTTATCTCTTCTGTGTAAGTTCCTTTGAATATAAATGAGGCAAAATTAAATGGATGGCTGTGATATATGACACTCGCATCAGGCTTTGTGTCAGGTATACATTCTACAGTAGCGTTGATTGGGTGTATCTTTGATACTAAAATTGTAAACGGTTTAGTCCAGAAACCCCATCTTGAAATGTAACGGATACCGTTTATTCCAACAACATGAGTTGCACCAAAACCTATATGCAATTTCTTATAGATCTTTAATAAGAACAATATCATACCCACTTTCTCCATTGCTTTTAGGAACTCTAACATATTCTTTAATGTCAGCTTTGTTCTGTGTTTGAGCTATACGATTTCCAGAGTTGTCAAGCTTTGGAATAACAATCTCAGTATCATCTAAGTTAGTAAGCTCATCAGCATAGTCTGCTGTGTATTCTGTATAAAGATTATTACCTTCTCCGTACACCATATATCTTTCTAAGTGTGCAACTAGTATTACATCAGTTAATTGTTTAGCATTATTAAATTGAAATTTAAATATATCATCAGCATGCGCTAATGTTTTTGTTTTACTTATAGGCATAACAATATCTGACTTTAATGATTCAGCCCACGCCCATACATCATTATTAGTACCACTTACATAAACAGCTTGTGTTGCTTGTAGTTCAAAAGCAGCATTACACATATCAGTTACATACTTTACAGTTAGGTTACTTGGTACTGTAACAACAGGCATAACTGCTCCTGCTTTATAAACTATTTCCATAGTCTTTGTTGATGTATCTAAGTCATAGAAGTATTTAATGAAGTCATGATTTAACAAAAGACTGTTTTGAATTTTACTGCTGTCTTTATAATCTGATGCACAGCTACAGTTATGAACGCTGTATTTATTTGCACCCATTTTTACACCCCATACTTGCATTTCAAAGGGGTAGGTCTCATCAGGAAACTTAGCTAATATTTCATTCTTAACTTTTATTGTTTCTGCATCTTCACTACCACCCCAGTAGGTGCGGTGTATAACTGTTTTGTTTTGAATCCATGCTCTATATAAAATCATTATGAGGTTGCTCCGTTTCTTGTACCTGTAGCTGTAAATGTTACAGTATTTCCGTTTAAGTTTATAGCTTTACCCGCTGCACCACCGGTTCCACCGGATCCACCACCTTGAGTTCCGGCTGTTGCAACTGCTCCACCAGCTCCACCAGCATTTCCGCTAGTTATGGCCGATCCACCAGCTCCCGCTGCACTTACAGAACCAGCAGCTCCAGCGTTTCCATTATTGTTATTATTACCACTTGTAGGGGTTCCACCAGCTCCACCGGCTCCACCACCGAAACCACCACCGCCACCGCCACCACCATGTAGGGTTGAAACTTGGCCGCCTTTTCCTTGTGACGTAGTTTGCGTCCCCAGTCCACCGCCACCACCGCCACCACCACCAGAAATAGTTCCGCCAGTGTTATCGACCGTAGTATTAAATTGAACATTGACAGCATGTCCTGCGGCACTACCTGCTGAACCTCCACCGATACTGCTGCTACCAGCTCCACCGTTTCCACCATCACCGACAATGGTTGAGTTATTATCAATGGTAATAGTGTCACCGTTTGCCCAACCAGAACCTGTATCTACTGCAGCTGTGCCTGTCGAACTGGACGAAATTCTTGCGTTGTTTACTAAAGTCACATCACTTAGACCCGCAGAGTAAGTTCCACCCTTATTGCTAAATATATTATAATTGTTTGTATCGCCTGAAATAGTCAAAGTAATAATTATACGATTTGAAGTACCGTAAAAATTAGACATTGAGTTAGCACCAGATGATGCTATGTCTCCTGTGCTTGAAGGTACGTTATCTCCACCAGAATAATACTCAGACATTGAATGTGGAGTACTTCCCCCAAACTCTGCCGCTATTTCAGATATTGCTAAACTAGAGCCACTACTTTTTATTGTCATGTTTGAGTTCCTCTATTTCAGCTTTTAACTCTTTAACTGCTTCAATAAGAACACCCACAAGGTTGCCGTAAGCAACTGACATATACACACCTTCATCGTGTACTACTTCTGGCATTACTTTTTGCATTTCTTGAGCAATTACACCAGTTCCTTTTCTACCTTCTCTGTCAAAAGTGACACCACGCATATTCATTACTTTATCTAAAGCGTTGTCGATAGTCCTTATGTCTGATTTTAGTCTCTCGTCAGAAAAAGCAGTTACATCATTGTTAAAAGTTGCAGCACCTGCTGCACTCATGTCTAGAGTTAAGGCTGTTATTGCCGAACCTCCGTCACTACCTTTAAAGATCATGTCCTTATCGGATACTGTAGATTGAATAACAAAATTAGTTGAGCTGTTTGTGAATCTACCTATCTCAGTACCACCATCTTTAAAAATAACATCTGCTCCATCAGCATCTAAAATAACATCGCCTGGAGAATCTAAAAGAATATCCGAACCACTGTGTAACGATTGATCTTTGTTTTTAAACTGCCAGCCTACAGTAGCATCTCCAGAATAAACTAAACTAAAAGAGGCTCTTTCATTTGCCACTACAAGGTTATTAGCGGAACCGTTAATATTTGAACTGTTACGCCCTACCGTTAAATTATTTGTATCAAAAGTATTTTCTGAATCTAGAAAACTTACTTCATCTCCTGCCGCAGGTGATGCTGGTAGAGTAATTGTTCTGGCCGCACCAGAAGTATCAACTAGTATTTGTGCTCCTGCTTGTACTGTTTCAGCTGCCGCAAGGACACGCCAATATCTAGTTTCTTGATCTTTAACTATGTCAGTACCGTTGGAATGACAAATATAATGATTACCTTCACACAACAAAAAACCAGTTTGCGAAGTAACTTTAAAAGTTAAAGTAAACCCTGCGTGATTAGTGCCGTCTATAATATTAAAAAACTTTTCTATCGAAGCGGGCATATTTACAATTCTGTTAGCCCCTAAAGTGCCTGTAAATTTAATACTCATGTTTCTAGCATTAGATATGACTGCATTTGACATAACCAAAGTAATATCTGAAGAGGTTACCGCTATCTCTTCGTACCCTGCTACGGCTTGTTGGACTACATTAAGGTTGTTATTACTTTTGTCACCCCATGTTCCAGGGTTCTCCCCTGTTGCCATTAATTCGATTTTTAAGTCACTTGAGAATGTTGATGCCATGATTACCTACTGTGTATGTTTATATTCATTATAAGTGTACTAAGCAACCTTTTCAACCTCATCCACGGGCACCCATGTTTGAGTAGTGCCTGTACTAGAAGTAGTCCATGTTTGTGTCGTACCGTTACTAACTGTAGCCCAAGCAATACCATTAGCTACACCTACGCTCAGTGTTAATAAACCAGGTGCTGTTGTTGGTACATCAGCACTAGCTGTAATAATAACTTCATTAATTGAAAATGCCATCGCACTGCCAGTAAGACTAACGTTTGCGTCTGCTACTGTAACAACGGCTGTTTGATTTAAGGCTAGTGCAATACCTGTTGCTTGTACGGCTGTTAATGGTACACCTTCTGATCCGTAACAATCTTCAGCAAATGTGGTTGCTCCAAAAAACATAAGCTATCTCCTAATCCGCATCCGCTATGGTGTTACCGTCTATGGCTGCCCATTCTAGTACCGCTAAGTAATCTGTGTTAGGTGATATTAAATTATCACTATCATCAGTTGCAGCTATTGGTACGAAACGCACATCATTAGCACTATCAACGACTTTTAAAGTATTAATCACACCACTCATAGTTATTTTCTTTACTGTACTTATTGTGTTTATACCTAAAGGTTTCATAAAGTCTCCTATAATTCTGCCGTTGCTGAAAATTGAAATTGTAATTGAGCACCATCATTCCCAAAATTTTCAGAATTTTCAAAATGACCTGAGTCTGTTGAAGCATTACCAGCAGACATAGTTACTAATCCACCTGTATCGCCATTCCGACCACTACCTGTCGTGCCACCAGTTTGATTACGAACTACAATAGTTGGGCTGACTCTAAAACTAACAGGGAATTGATGTCCTGTTGCTACTCTACCTGTTCCTGTTCCTGTTGCACACGTTATAATTATTCCTACTGCTGATGCAGCACCAATATCTTCGTGTTGATTAAATGTACTTTGACAATAGCGTTTACATCTTTGTAAGTTTTCACCATAACCTTCGTATTGAAAGTCTGGTATAGTATCCGCAGTAAATGAACCTACTTCCATTTGTATTCCAGTAATATTTATAAACCTACTTGTGTTTGCAAAAATTGAACCAATATCTCTTACTGTGTTTGCTGTAGTTACGCCTTGAAATACATTGGCAGGAGTTCCACTTGTAAAGTTAGAGCCTGCGTGTAACCAAAATCTAAGACTAGCACTATGTTGATTATCATTGGTATATTGTGAAGCTGTATCTGCTGGGAAAGCTAACACATGCCTAGTCCAACCTGTTGTAGTTGTAAATGCTCTTGTGCAATGTCGGTTGTGGTCAGTGTTTTTAAACTCTACTGAATAAACTACTGCCGCATCTGCTTTAGCATAAAAAGCAATAGTAAATGGTTTTGCTGTTGAATGTCCTGTTTGCAGATGATGTAAATCATGTCCTTCAAATTTGTATTCTAAATTAAACCCCTCACCTGCCGCAATAGAAGTATCTGCTGTAGTGCAGTCTATAAGTATAGACTCAGCAAAACCAGGCAAATCGCTTATTTGAGCTTGTGAAGAAGAAAATCTTCCTGCTGTTGTTCCATCAATCGTATGTCTAATTCTATCTACACTAACGTAACCCTCATCACCATCTCCTAAACCTGTTACTGCTCCATGGGCTCTTTGTGCTATTGCCATGTTACCATTAATAATTATAGGTAAAGCATTAGGTCTTGATGGTGCTAGGTTGTCAGCTAATTTAGCTGTTGTTATAGCATTGTCTGCTACTTTTGCTGTAGTAATTTGTGCATCTGCAATATGTGCAGTATCAATTGAAGCATCGGTATAGTGTTCTGAATTTACTGCATCATCAGCTAGTTTTGCACCTGTAATCGCATCGGCTGCAATCTTTCCTGTGGTTACATTTAAAT